CTATGGGCCTGTCCATGATGCAGAACCGCGCTGGTAAAGGCTTCAACGTTGGCAGGATGTTAAGCGCAGTAGGCGAAGCTGGCGAGAAAGCCCTGCCTGCATTGACTGCGGCTAAAGCAGAGGCGCGTAACAACGTTATCGCTGCGGGTAAGTATGCGCTGACCGCACAAAATGCCGATGAGAAAACTCGCAAAGCCGCCGAAAAAGACTTGATGAACCGTAAGCAATATTGGATTTACAAAAAAGGTGGAGAAGAGGGCGAGTTTTTAAGAGACAAAAATGGTATAATGCCATTTGATGAAGGTAGTTTTCAATACCTAAATCAATCAGAAATGAACAAGTTAATAAACGATCCTAAATTCAATGAACAGTTTTCTTTCATTGACGGAAATAGGCGTTTTGAAATTTTAAAAGCTAGAGCCGAAGCCGAAGGTATTGATTATGGGGAACAATGGAATAAAGAATTAAAGCAAGTATCTTTAGTTGGGGGGAAACCCGACGATTTACCTCCTGCACTACAAGTAGCGGGTTATGCTGAGGCTTCAAACTATAAAGGAAAATCTACAACTAAATACAAACTGCAAGAGGACAAACAAGGTGTCGTTGGCAGATTTGTAGACTTTCAAAACGAAGTAAATAAAAATTCAGATAAACTAGAAAATCTTATCAATAATCTACAAGAGGGCATTAGTATACCTGCGCAACTAATTGATAAAGTAAAACAGTTAGGTATAAGTCTTGGTATTGATGTAGACACATCTTCTACTTACAAAGCAAAAAAAGCATTAAAAAATATTGCTATTGACGAAGTTTTAAGAATTTTAAAAGAATCAGGAAGAACAATTTCTGAGGGTGAAAGGGAGCGTGTTGAACAGCGTGTTGGTCAAGTTAAACTAAATTTAGAAGGATCAGACCTAAATGCAGTTCTTGGTCAAGTAGAATATGTCTATGATATGGTTGTTACTGGCGCTCAAAGAGATTTGGACACCGCTATTTCTTCATTTGAGAAAAACTTTGGTGAAACCATATCTAATAAATCAACAAGCGGACCTAAAGATCAAGCCGAGCTTGATGAATTTAATGAAAGGTATAAAACAAATTTCACTATGGAAACTTTTCCAAAGGATTAATCAGTCATGACGCCACAGGAACAGCTTAGACTTTTAAGAGCCTCAAAGGATGAGGGAATGCCTGCATCTAAAAGATTGCAGATTATGAGGGCTATGAAGTCAGGCGAGGGTTCCGTTGACGATATTCTAGGAAGACCTAAAAGTTCTCTTGGAATGAAACAACCAAAATCATTTGCTGAACTATTGCAAGGGCAAGACGGGCAAATGTTTGACTATAAAACTGGTGCCGCAGGTGGTTTACGGGCCAAGTTGTCATTTATGGAAACAGATGAAGAGCGCCAAAACTTTTTGCGTCAACGTGTGGGTGATGAAGGATTTACCAAAGACTCTAAAGGCAGATTGGCTTTGACCGAAGCTGGTCAAATTGCAGAAGGCATGGAGCCTATCGGCAAAAACTTAATTATTGATGAACGCGGTGCAAGTCTTAGGGACATTGCAGATATAGCAGGATTAGCGCCAGAGGTCATAGGCTCTGTCATAGGCGGCGTTTTAGGAGCGCCGGGTCTAGTCACAGGGGCATTGGGTGCTGGTGCTGGCGCAGCCGCAGGACAGGCTATAGAAGAGGGCATAGAAGGTCTTCTGGGCCTACAGAAACAGACAGCAGGCGAAGTAGGCGTTGACCTAGCTAAAGAAGCCGCTTTAGGCGCTACGTTTGATTTAGCTGGCAACTTAATATTTAAAGCTGGCAAGGCTGTAATTGGTGGGGCAGGAAAAGGTGTGAATGCGCTATCTAAAGCGACAGGTCAAGCTGAAGTAAATTTAAGTTCAGACGCAGCAGAACGCGCCCTGCAACTTATGGAAGGTCGCGGCGCTCCTACCGCTGAAGAGTTGGTTAAAATAAACACTCGCAGAGCAGCAGAAGGTAAAGCAGAAATTACGCTTGATATGTTCAAGGCACTTCCAAGCTATGAAGCCGCAGGAATGCCGTCAATAGTGTCAAGAGGTTCAAAAATTGCCAAAGCTATATCTGGGAGTAAGGATCAACTTGAAAGAAATATATTCTTTGCGTTAGCAAAAAAAGAGCAACTGTTAATGGACGCTGGCGTATCAGGAGTTGACGAAGTTGCTGACGTTATAAAAAACGCAGTGCCTGCCAAAGCCGAACAATTAAAACGTGCCATGTTTGAAACTCAAGAAGCGCACATGAAAGCCATTGATGATGGCATGGAACAACTTACCAAAGCCACAAAAGACGGCGTTGATTTAGATGACAGCGTTCTTAAAGTTCTAACTAACAACTATGATGCGTTCTTAAAGTTGTCTAAGGGAAACTACGAAAACGTAGACAATATTTTAGCCACAATAACTAAAGATGTAACATTGGGCGCGGGTCCAACATCCCGAACAATTACGCAAACTGGCGGAACAATGCCACTGTTTAATTTAAAACCGCTAGAAAACCAGTTTAAAGATATAATAACTCAAAAATATGCTGGCGCTAAAAAACCTGCACCTGAAGGTTTTACAAAACTTGGCGGTCAACTTGAAGAAATAAGTAATGTTACAGCGGAAGGACAAAAGGCTGGTTTCACTTCTTTCAACGGTCTTAAAGAGTTTCGCAAAAACATAAACGATGCTCTGTATGACCCAGCTTTAAGCATACAAGACACTACAGTACGCAAACTTTTAGTTGATATGCGCGATCAAGTAGACATCATGTTAGGCGATTCTAGCATGAGGCTTACAGGAATCGGTAGTGGTGCAAACGCTGCAAAAATGAAAAAAGCGTTAAAAGCTCATAAAGTAGCCCAAGCAGCTTATAAAGAAGAAATTGGTATTTTTACTAAACTAGAAACTTTAGGCATTATTAGGAACATGGGGGAAGCTGGTCGTGATGTAACTCTAGAAGCTGGCAGAAACTTTGCAAAAATTGTTGAAAGTCCAGAACGTATTAAAGCTGTGTTGGATGCAGTCGAAACGCGGTCTTTCGTAGAAGGCAAAAAAACTTTATCTAAAGCCGAAGCTAAAAAATTTGCTAAAGAACAAACTGATGATATTAGGCGAACCATAGCTGCAAAGTATTTAGACGATGCTTTTTTAAGCTCAAACAAAGATTCACTAGACCCGTTGAGCTTTAATGGAGTTCAATTTTACGGTCAAATTCAAAAGATTAGAAGGTCGGGGGTTGGCAAGGAATTATTTGGGAGTGATTGGCCCAAGGTACAGGCTTTAGCAAAGTCGCTGTCATACAATGGCGTAAAGAAAATGGATGATGATTTAATGCAAAGAATTATCCAACAAAATCCCGGTGATGATATTGTTTTAAGTCTAACAAAAGTTCGGGATGCACAAGTTAATTTAAACGAAGCATTGTCTAGTAAGGTTCTAAAGGATTTAGCAGAAGGCAGAGTCGATCCTGAAGAAGCGGCTGCGGCTATTCTAAACCCAAACATGACACGCGGACAAATGAAGAAAGTTTTAAACTTCTTTGAAGGTGACGATGCTGCAAAAAAAGTTATAAAAGACGCGGTTATTCGTGACATTCTAGGTTCTGTCGATGAAAACATATTTATTAACGAAAACGCCGCATATTCTTTAATGAATGCTCTTAAGTCCTACAAGCCAGAAACATTAAAGTTGGTGTTAGGAGATGACACTTTTAAAGGCATACAAAAAATGGCTGAAGACCTTATTCTTTTAAAAGATACAGCTTCTAAAGGCGCGGGTTCACTTTCAGCAGACGCGATTAGAACAGGTATGGTCACTGCGCCCGTGCAAAACCTAAACAAAGTCGGGCGATTTAAAGTTTTAGATAAAGTTCTAAACAATCCCGACCTTATGAGAAAAGCACTAGAGGTTCGGGCTGGACGTACATCACCACAAGCAGCGGCTCAAAGTATTACACAACAGCTTAATGAAGCTACTGCACAGGTGACAGGCGAGGGGTTGTCTCTCACAGAACGCGCTGCGGGTGTTGGAAAAACAATCGGGGCAAGTTTATCAGCCGCCAATCGTGCAGGTATTGTTGGACGCCAGCAGTTAGGCCGATCATTTGAAAGTGGGGAAAACCTAGTTTTTGACCGGGGAGATAAACCGCCACAAACCCGAACAAGTGTTCCAGATGTGCAGCCGGGAGGTTTGCAAGGCATGGAAATATTTAATGCGAGTCAACCAACTGCCGCAGAAAAAGCACGTAAACAAGAATCATTACGGCAAAGAGCCGCTAAGAATCCATACATAGCGGCTACTTTACTTGGCGGTTTGGGAAGCGCAGGGCTGCTTTAGTCTTCAAGTTCCATGACAGATGCAGAACCAATGCCGCCTGTACTGGCGGGTCTATAACCACGCTTGGCGTTCTGTATCTGCATGTAAGCAACGTCGATCAGCCTTGAAAGCTGACGCCCCAATGGTCGATCCTCTTGCGCTGCAACGTATTTCAATTTATCGTATGCCTCTGTTGTAAGGCCAACAGACTTGTATTCTTTTGGATTTGGCATAAAGGTTCCTTTCCCAAACATGGCGTCACAAAGACCATATAATCCCAGAAGATTTGGGTCAAGGCCCAAGTACGGTAATAANAAAGTTGTGGTTCACAACATCAAGTTCGATTCAAAGTGGGAATCAGAACGCTATTTATATCTACACGCACTAGAACGGGCTGGNACCGTCAGAAACTTGGAACTGCAAGTCAGGTTCAATCTGATCGTTAATGACCAGAAGATATGCGCCTATGTTGCCGACTTTAGATACGAACGCGAGAACAAAGATGGCGTGTGGGAACAAATTGTTGAAGACGCAAAAGGCGTGGAAACCCCTGAATTTAAACTAAAAAAGAAGCTGATGAAGGCTTGTTTAGGCATTGAAATATATTTAACCAAAAAAAATAGTTGACACGTATGCCAGCACTTGCTAAGTATTGGGAACTTGTAGCAAAGAAGGAATATACGCATGAACAGTATGGAACTGTTTGAGCGGCGCGACGAACTCAAGTCAGTAATCACTGACCTTCGTGCCGAACTCAAAAACGTAGACGATCAACTATCAGATTTATTTCTGCCATTGGCGCGTGATGCGCTACGGGCAGACGGTAAAGACTTTGGTACTGCGCATATTGTCGAAGGCAATGTGGCTATGAAAGTCAACGTTGGTAAAAAGGTCACTTGGGATCAAGACGTACTGCGTGACACATTCAACAGCATGACGCCTGAGAATGCACAGCACTACGCAAAGCTGACCTACGCTGTGGAAGAGCGCAAGTACACAACCGCTCCACCCGCAATCAAAGCAACACTAGAAGCCGCCCGTACTACAGAAGTCGGACGCTTTACAGTAGAAGTCGAGGACAAGTAATGGGTTTNNAAATNATCACAGCCGATCAACGGCTATCTGAAAAGAAAGGTCACAAGATTGTGATCTGTGGTCAAAGCGGTGTGGGTAAAACCACACTCGCTAGAACTCTGAGCGAACGTACATTGTTCGTTGACCTAGAAGCTGGTGACTCAGCTATCGAAGGGCATCCAATTGATGTTATGCGTCCGCAGTCATGGCCTGAGTGTCGTGATCTTGCATGCTATCTTGGTGGGCCAAACCCGTCACTGGCAGAGGATCAGCCATACAGCCAAGCGCACTATGATTTCCTGTGTGCAGAAGAGGGTGATCCAACTGCGCTTGTAGCAAAGTATGATACGCTGTTCGTGGACTCAATTACAGTAGCGGGACGCCTGTGCTTTTCATGGTGCCAGCAACAGCCAGAGTCGCGGTCTGACCGCACAGGTAAGCTGGACACTCGCGCAGCATACGGTCTGCA